ATATATAAATATCTGATCAGTCATAATCTTCCTCCATTCTTTTGAATTCTGCAAACTTATCCGCGTAATCCGGATCATCAATTTCATGAGTTTCGAGCCATTCGATCAACTCATCAATTTTTTGTATTTCTTTTTCCATTTCTATGATATTAAAATTCTGTATTATTTTTATTTTCCTGTCAAATACCTGGGATAATGATTAATTCAACGTTGTCATTTTTCCAACCATTTCTTCTGTCAATACAGCCACGTTATTCAAATCCTTCGTTTGGTTCCTGAAGGCATAGTATAAAGACTGTAGTTGTTCTTTCGGGATATCATTAAAACTGCAAACTTTACCCGAAGCGTTACAGGCAATGCCCTTCACTTCATTCATATCGGTTACACATCCCATTGCTTCACGCCATGCAAATATGACCGCTATCAACCGCTTACGGCGTTTATCCAGTTCGTCAGATTCAGGGTTGGAGGTGCGGTCCAACAAATCACATACCTCAATCAATTGCTTTAGTGTCAAATCCACTGAAGTAGTTACACCCCATTGCGATAGTATCGCTTTTTTATCCATTTCACTTACATTGCCTTTTCTCAATAAAGTATGATACTTTTTTATCAATGCATTTTTCTGTTTATCCATAAAAGTTGTTGCCATGTCTGTGTATGTTTAAAAAGTAAATAGTAAATCTTTTATATTTGTGATAATACTTTCTTGTGTTCACCCCAATAATCAAAAGCCTTTTCCGGCCATATTGTATAATTTCCCTTTGTGCCAATGTACCTGCCTTTGCTGAATGCCTTGTATCCTTCAACCCATATTTTCAAAGAAGCATCATACATCACGCTTTCTGCCGGTCTGCCGGTTGGCTTTCTGCCACTTGCCTGGCTAATGAAGATTATTAGTTTTTTTGGAAATTGTTCCTTAAATTTCAAGTAATCATTAAATGTCATTTGAGTTGTTTGATAGGAATCGATCACCGCTATTTTTGCGCTTTTTTTAAGGTTTAACCTCTTTGTAAAAACCTCCATGTTTTCATCAACCACATGTATTTTGTTTTTATCATCCTGCATATTAAATTTTACAAGACTCTTTTTTAGCGTATGTTTTGTTCCTTCCTCCCGTGAATTAAAAACAATGTGTTCAAATCGTGAGAGATGTTCCATCAATTTCAATGTGAAACTTGTCTTACCATTCCCGGAGTTTCCCCAGATAAACCATACTCCTGTTTTTTCCGGTTTATCAAAAGCATCAAACCATTCATCTTCAAAATCAAACAAATCATATTTCTTATCAAGGATATTCTGAATTGTCAACGCTCGTTTAATCGCCATCTCTATTTCTTTTCATTTTTAATAACTGCGTCTTAATGCTCCGCCAACTGGTGGACTAGGGTTCTCTATTTCAATTTTTGCAACTCTATTTTAACCCTGCGTAATGAACCGTTCACCTTTGCGATAATCGCTTTCACATCTACATCCGGGTTGTTAGCTTTAGCAATCATAGCCACTTGTTTTCGGTTAAATTCTTCGGATGCTTCAGAACCATCCGGTGTAACTTTTTGATACCGGCTACCAAAGCGTGAAAATAATTCAGCATAACCCACTTTCTTAGCACTCAGGGCACGTTCAATCTTTTGTTTCAACCCATCAGCACCCATCATATACCAACCACATACGCCTTCGGTAGCATTCCATAGAGCCTTTAGTTCCAGGAAGGCTGGGTAATCCAAATCACCCGCCTCATCCAGTATAATTAAGGGGTTGGGAATCGAACGCAGATAAAACACCAAATCTGCATACACCTCAGCGTACTTGCCTGTGTTTCCCAACCCCAGTTCTTTTGATATGCCGCGAACCAGTTTTTGTTTACTTTTCACCTGGCTGCAATCAATATAAATAGCAAACTTATTTTCTTTAACATAACAACGAGCCGTGTAAGTCTTACCCAGGTCAGCGATATCGCAAAGCAGGCTACTCATGCTCCTTTGTTGACAAGCGTTCAACTGTGGATATATAAAATCATAAGCCGGGGTTTTAGCCGTTATCCATTTCGACTCTTCACAAAGTTGAACATCCAGTCTGCGGGCAATGGAATACCATTTTGCTTCACTCAATACATTTTCATGATCACCATTGATCACACGGCTCAATTGCGCGCTGTTGATATCTAATGATACGGCTTGCTTTGCTGCCGACTGGTATTGATTGCGATCAAGTACTATCGCTGCAATAATTCTGTTTTTAAATTCCTGATTCATGATGTTTTGGTGTTTTAAAAGTTATTGAAATTCTGTTTAAAGACTATTTAAAGCCCATTCTTTCTGATATTTTTCGTCGTAATTATCGAAATTCCCGTCATTCTTTTCTTCAATAGGAGTTGCCGGAATTATTTCCGCTTCAATGGTTTCATATTGCGAAACATTTTCAATTACCACCACCTTAGCCAATCCGTTCTTACCCTTCTTAGCCATGCTATCGAACTTAGCAACGTATTTCGCCTGTTCAACAATTGCAGCTTCATCTACTGCCGTGCGTTCCGCTGTAGAAGTGTTGTATTTCGTTATCCGTTTCGCCTCACATATGTAATCATCATTTTGATACAGGTAAACAGACTTAATTTCATCACCCGGTAAGAAGTAAGCCATCACCGTATAATTGTTTGGTGCCAACTTAGAAAGTAGTTCCGGAGTGGGTAACATGTAGTCTGCATATTGAATCTGACAATACATGTTACGTTGAATGGTTGTCTGACGGCTTTCACCGATATACCGGATCAGATGTGGACGGTTTATTTTAGCCAGATTAGGATTTAGGTTTTCCAACATCACTTCCATGCGGGTTTTGCCTGGATAAAGTTTTTGATCACGGTGTTTGCCGTTGTTGTAGCGTTCGATTGATTTCAAATCATCTGCAACTAAAGCGTCGTAATCATAAGTACGTTCCTTCACAATGTATTTGGCACTTTCGTCATCATACACGCGTTCGCCTCCGGTTACATTTGCTTCATCTTTCAAATACCAGCGGCCTATGCCGTCCTGATAGCGTTTTTCGTATCCGTATTTTTTCTGACGGTTCAATTGTTCCGCATGTTTTTCCTGCGAGTTTGAAGGTGCACACCATCTCACGAATGGAAATACAAAACCGGCTTTGAAAAGGTCATCTTTGAAATTACCAACCAGGTGATGTTCTACTTCCATTTCAAGTGGCATACCCCATTCACGGGCATCAATAAATCGGAACATATCACGGATACAGTCAATAAATAATGGAATGTCTTTTTTGCGGCTGTAAGAAGCTCCCAACAAAACACCTGATGCAACATCATAAGCATAATATGCCTTTACACGATTGCCATCAGCCAATTTACGCGGTAAGTCACGGTCATCAAGGGAAATCTTACTGAGTGAGTAGATAGGAGCGTGACGGTGCATATGTGGACGAACCTTACTAAGGAATACATGTCCGGAACTCCGAAGGCGGTCAACGATCACACGGTTCTTTGGGTTATTCACGTAGTTCCAACAAGTCGCTTCAGAGATCGTGATATAATTACCTTTCTTTTCGTCGTAAAAATCCTGACGGTCGAACATTAACCCGCCATCCATGTTTACTATTTCCAGATCACCGGCAATGAAACGTAAATAATCTTCCTGCACCCACGCACTATATGGCTTGTTGGTCATGCAATAGATAGATAGTATCAGGTTCTCCAGTGCTGCATCTACTTTTCTTGAATTATCGTTGCAAAAATTCTTATGTATCAAACTTTGGTACCCTCCTTCGTTATAAATATTGAAGCGGGTATGTAACCGGTGTTCGTTGGCCGGTAAAGTGTGTGGGTGTTGTTTGCGGTTAAGACTATTAATAGTGCGTGACATATTTTCCCATAGTCCGGTTGTTTTACCTCCCAGGGCTTTTCGCATTGCTACCCGGTTATTCATTACCTCATGGATAGCGTTCAGAATTATCGCGTTGTTGTAATATTCGGTAATAGTCTCAGAAGGTAATTGGTTTCCATTTGCCAGTTGATACGCGCTGTAAAATTCTATGGCCGCCGTGTCCTGGACAATGTGATCAGCAAACTCATTATGCGTCGATTGTTTCGTTACATCACCAAATTTCAATTCAATGGCATCCCGGAAGCGTTTAGGAAGGCTATCATAAGCAACCAATGCTGGAGTATTCAAACACCCTCGACGAATAACATTGATTTTTTTACGAATTACAAGTTGGTTATAATTTGGCTTAGTCATTATGTCCTCATTAAGAAGGAATGCAGTCGGTACAGCCAATGTGTTATTATAATATTCTACCATGATGCTATTATTAACTATTATCTTAAAATAACCTGTTCTTAAAGTTTCTCCTGTTTTGGAGTTTTATATTTTTTCCATCCCGCCGCGTTCGATGGCAGCTTTTCTTATTTTAATTAATAATAATGTATCCGACTTTCCATTGAGTGCCGTCCGTACCGTTGGGTAACTCGCATTTAAAAGTATTCCCAGGGCTTTTTTTTCGCCAATTGCTACCAAAATTTTTTTTTCCTTTTCCATGTTTATTAGCTGAACTTTTTCTACTTTTGTTTTGTTATTTCATTATTGAAAGAGTTTACAAATATAATAGAGTTATTTCAGTTATGCAAGAAATTAATAGAGATTTTTCAATATTAAAGAAAAGAATTTTGCAATACCTTGATAGTGAAGGGATTTCAAAGTATGAATCTTATCAAAAAACAGGAATAACCAATGGGGTTTTTTCTCAAACTAACGGGATGTCGGAAGATAGTTTATTGAGATTTCTCTCATACTACAAAGAAATAGATAAAGAATGGCTTTTTACAGGAATCGGAAATATGAAAAAAAATGAAAGCCCGATTTATCACGAATTGGCAATTTCAAATTATAATCAGTCTGAAACTAACCACAATTATGATGAAATCGATACCATAAAAATACCAATAATGGATATTTCTGCCGCTGCTGGTTTAACAGGATTTATAAACGATTCTCATCATAGTACATTAGACCATTTATCACTTCCTTCACACATGATCCGATCTGGTACGAACGTTGCTGTCCGGGTACGTGGTGAATCCATGTCTCCAACTCTTTTTGACTCCGATAACCTTGTGATCAGACTTCTTGACCCGGGTGAATGGTTAGATATGACTAACGAACATGTCTATGTGGTAGTAGATAAAGAGAATAAAGTGTACCTGAAGCGTGTAAAAAATCGCTTTGAGAATGGATTCATTGTATGCATGAGTGACAATGTAGATAAGTTCAATTATCCGAACTTCAATTTACAATCAAATGAGATAATAAGTATCTGGCATGCAGAGTGGCGTTTTTCAGCTAAAATGCCAAATATAAATGACACATACTTTAAAAGGTTTCAACAATTAGAAGATCGTGTAGATGAGCTGATCAATACACTCAAAAAACCTGTTTAGTACCAACACGCGCACGATTTTAGCCTGTTATATGCCGTTTTTAGGTAAATATCAGGCTTTTAAAGTGTGTTATTTTTGCTTGTACGGGGTTTTATAGGGTACTCTTTAACACAAAAACAGCATTAAACACACCTATTTTAGTATACATAGGGGTGTTTATCGGTTATTATTTTCGCTGATTTGTATGCCCATTTGTATGCCCATTAGTA